GTGAAACGATGCCTGATCGAATGCGGCGTGCCGCAGGCATCCGAGGCCGATGCGCTCGCGATGAACGTCAGCGAGCCCGGCAAGAACGTCAATCTGAGGATCGACTACATCAGCCGCTCGATGATCGGGAACATTCCCGACCTGTTGATCGACCTCCTCGAAGTGGCGGCCTACGTGTACTGCGCCGATCAGCGCATTGCACGTGGCTCCGCCATGCTCACGAACTTCGGGGAAGACTGGCGCCGCAGTTTGACCTTCTCGATTCCCGTACGTCACCACGAGGTCTGGCAGAGTGCAGACGTGCAGGAACTCCTACTCGATACGCTCGGGTTCCTGTCCGACGACAGCTATGAGTTTAGTTTCCGCAAGGCCGAAGCGCCGGTGCAGCCGCGAGAGCTGTATTTTCCGGAGCTTCTCGACGCCTTCCAGGAAAACGATGAGGTGGCGCTCTTCTCCGGCGGCGTCGACTCCTTTGCCGGCGCTGTCAACGACATCGTCACTCTGGGCAAGTCGGTAACCCTCGTCGGTCATTACTCGTCAACGAAGGTACGAAACGTTCAGGAAGAGCTTATCCGCGATCTGAAGAGCCGCGGGTATGAAAGGCGGGTCTCCTACGTTCCCGTCTGGGTCTCGAATGAGGTCGCCAAGCCCGTCGAGTTCACGCAGCGGACCCGCTCGTTCCTGTTTGCCTGTCTCGGTCTCGTCGTGGCGCAGATGTCGGGTAAGAACCGGTTCAGCTTCTATGAGAATGGGGTTGTCAGCATCAACCCGCCCCTGGCGGGCGACGTCGTTGGCGGCCGGGCGACGCGTACCACGCATCCCAGGGTACTACGCGGGCTGGAGGCGCTGTTCTCGACCCTGCTCGACTCCGAGATTGAGATCCGTACTCCGCTTCAATGGCTGACCAAGAAAGAGGTTACCCAGAAGATCGCCGATGCGGGCTTTGCGGACATGCTTGCCGCTACGGTGAGCTGCACGCGGCCGCGCAGCTGGACGGTCAAGCAGAAGCACTGCGGGCTCTGTTCGCAGTGCATCGATAGGCGGTTTGCAATCTTGGCCGCAGGACTGGAACAGTATGAACCGTCCCAGAACTACAAGCGCGACCTGCTCCTCGGGGATCGCAGCGCGGACGATGAGTTGCGAATGGCTCTGAGCTATGTCGCGTTCTTTCGGGATGTCGCCGCGATGCCGAAGGCGCGTTTTCTTTCTGGGTTCCAGCAGGTCATTTCCGCGCTCGATCACTTTCCTGATCTGTCAGTCGACGAGGCAGGATCACGCCTGTTCGAGCTGTTTCAGCGGCATGCGCGCTCGGTAGAAGAGGTCATTGCCAAGGCGCTTATCGAACATGGTGACCGGCTTTTCCGGGGCGAGGTTCCGCCTGGTTCGCTTCTGGCGACTTGCTTCACTCGCGACCATGTCGAGATCGCGCCGAAGTCCGATTACGATCGGCAGGCCACCGATTTCGTCGACCGGCTCAGCGCTCCCATCGTCGAGTTCGCGGTGGATCACGATGCCGAGCAGGTGCTCTTTCATGGCGGGCATCTTCTCGAAGGTGCGAACTACCGCTTCGTGAATGCGCTGATCGAGAATTTCCGGAAGGCCAAGAGGACGCGCTCGGAGGTCCAGTTCATGCCACCTCACGATGTGGCGGACAAAATCGGCATATCCGAGCAGTCGATGCGCCAGCAACTGCGCAGGTTGCGAGACGCGCTTGACCCGCTGGCCGTGATGCTCGGGATCCCGCTCGATCAGGACAGTTTCATCGAGACCAAGGATCGCGCTGGCTACCGCCTCAACCCGGCATGCCGTGAGATCGCCCTCGGCGACATTGAGGCTCCGAATCCGGCTGCGTCACAGGAATAATCCGCCGACGTCACAGGCCCCCGCGCACAACGTCACAATCTGCCCAGCGAAGCCCCGTTTTTTCGGGGCTTTTTTCTTGTCCGGACGTCACAAGAAAATTCGGGCGTGATCATATACTGAAGGCCGCAAAGCATTGAAATTGTTCGTGTATCCGGGCGCACCAACGTGCCGGGGTGAACAACGGACAACTCAATGAGGTTTCGGATGTCAGTCACGCATCTCAACCAGGTCGAGCTGGCGGCTCGATGGAAGATCAGCCCGCGCACGCTGGAGCGCTGGCGTTGGACCGGTGAGGGCCCCGCCTTCATCAAGATCGGCGGCCGGGTCGTGTACCGGCTCGAGGATGTCGAGGCCTACGAGGCCAGCCGGCACTGCTCGAGCACGGCCGACAAGCCCGCTGAAAAGCTGGCGTGAGGGGGTGGCCATGATGATCCCCAACCGCATCACCCTCGACGACCTGCCCACCCTGCCGGTCGGTGAGATCGCCGCTCTGCCGGGCGAAGAGCTGGCGCTCCTGAAGCAGGACGCCGACGAGCGGCTGCGCGCCGTGAAGACCCTCTGCGACTGGCTCGATGGCGCCATCGCGCTGAAGTACGGCGACCAGGCGCAGGAGGCGCGCCGCGCGGAGGGCAAGGACACCGGCACCGTCCGGCTGCAGGACGGCCCGGTCACCGTGGTCGCCGATCTCCCCAAGCGCGTCGATTGGGACCAGACGATGCTCGCCGGTCTGGTCGAGCGGATCCGGGCCGATGGCGTCGATCCCGCCGAGTACGTCGACATCGCGTTCAGCGTCCCCGAGCGGAAATACACTGCCTGGCCCACGGACATCCGGCAGGAGTTCGAGCCCGCGCGGACCGTCCGCACGGGCAAGCCCAAGTTCCGGCTGCTGCTCGGCGAGGAGGCGCGCTGATGGCCATCTCGCTCGCATCCCTCCAAACCTCGACGGCTCTGCGCCCGCCGCGCGTCCTGATCCACGGCGTCGCCGGCATCGGCAAGTCCACCTTCGCCGCGTCCGCCGACGCGCCGGTGTTCGTCCTCACCGAGGATGGTCTCGGCAAGCTGCAGGTCCCGCATTTCCCGTTGGCGACGAGCTACCCGGAGGTCGCCGAGGCGCTCGACGCCCTGCTCGACGAGGATCACAGCTATTCGACAGTGGTCGTCGACAGCGTGGACTGGCTGGAGCCGCTGATCTGGGCCGAGGCCTGCCGGCGCAATGGCTGGCAGTCGATCGAAAGCCCCGGCTTCGGCAAGGGCTACGCCGAGGCGCTGATCATCTGGCGCGAATACATCGACAAGCTGAACGGGCTCCGCGACCGCAAGGGCATGGCGGTCATCCAGATCGCCCACACCGACATCAAGCGCTTCGACAGCCCCGAGCACGAACCCTACGACCGGTACGTGATCAAGCTGCAGGCGCGCGCCTCCGCGCTGCTGCAGGAGCACTCGGACGTCGTGCTCTTCGCCAACTACCGGATCTCGGTCAGCAAGTCCGACGTCGGCTTCAACAAGAAGGTCACCCGAGCGCTCGGGTCCGGTGCGCGCGTCATGCACACCGAGGAGCGCCCCGCCTTCCTCGCCAAGAACCGCTACGGCCTGCCGGAAACCCTCCCGCTCGAGTGGTCGGAGTTCCTGGCCGCCATGCCCCAATCCGCCTGATTACGACTGAAAGGACAGCACGATGGCACGTTTCGACACCGCCTTTGACGCCACCGGCATCGAGCCCACCACCGCCTACGAGATCCTGCCCGCGGGCAAGTATCGCGCCCAGATCGTCGAGAGCGAGATGCGCGTCACGAAGAACGGGATGGGGCAGTATCTCTGGCTGATGCTCGACATCCTCGAAGGGCCGCAGCAGGGCCGCAAGGTCTTCGACCAGCTGAACCTGGTGAACGCCAACCCGACCACGGTCGAGATCGCACAGCGCACGCTGTCGGCGATCTGCCACGCCACGGGCAAGCTGCAGGTGAACGACAGCGAAGAGCTGCACCTGATCCCGATGACGATCCAGGTGGGGGTGAAGCCCCCGAAGGACGGCTACGGCGAGCGCAACACGATCCGCTACCTGGTGCCGGAGACTCCGGCGCAGGCGGCCTCGCCGAAGCCCGCCGCGACGCAGCCGGCCAGCGCGCCCGCGCAGTCTACGCCCGCCCGCTCGGCCACCGCGCCCTGGAACCGCAAGAGCTGACGCCCTCGGCCGTCGCGGGCTGACACTCGCGGCGGCCCGGACATCGCCAGACCCGAGAGACCGACCATGACCAACATTATTGACGCGGCCTGCGCGGCCGCGAACGCCCCGGGCTTACCTGATGACACCCGGCGCCTGATCGAGATCGAGGACGCCATCGCGAAGATCCGCACGCAGATCGCGACCGCCGATCTGACGCGGCAGCGGACGGCGAAGCCGATCGACCCCGACTGGTTTCACCGCGCGCGCACGGCGCTGCGCCACCTCAACCGCGAGCGCGCCGAGATCGTCGCCCGTCAGGGCGGCCGCCGCCGGCGCGAGCGGCTCAAGGACACGATCATCGCCGTCCTGCGCGAACGCCACGACAGCGCCGCCTGGACCGCGGTGCTGACTGAGGCGCGGGCGCGGCTCGAGCGGGAGGAGGCATGCTGATGGCCGAGCTTCCCGAACCCCCAACGCCGACCCTCTCCACGATCTACGCCTCCTACGAGGCGCGGCAGGGCGACGGCTTCCGCGACCATCTTGGCGCCTCGCTGATCGGCAAGTCCTGCGCCCGGGCGCTCTGGTACGACTTCCGCTGGGCGACGCCCGCGCGGCACACCGGCCGCATCCTGCGGCTGTTCGAGACCGGTCAGCTGGAGGAGGCCCGGCTCGTCCGCGACCTGCGCGCGACCGGCGCCACGGTGCTGGAGGTCGATCCCGAAACCGGGCGGCAGTTCCGCGTCCAGGCCCATGGCGGGCATTTCGGCGGATCGCTCGACGCGGTCGCCCTCGGTCTGCTCGAGGCGCCGAAGACCTGGCACGTCGTCGAGTTCAAGACGCATTCGGCGAAGAGCTTTGCCGAGCTGATCGCCAAGGGCGTCGCGTTCGCCAAGCCCCAGCACGCCGCGCAGATGCAGGTGTACATGCACCTGACCGGCATCACGCGTGCGCTCTACGTCGCAGTCTGCAAGGACACCGACGCGCTGCACATCGAGCGCGTCCCTGCGGATCCCGAGATGGGCGAGCGCCTGCTGGAAAAGGCGCGGCAGATCATCTTCGCCCAGCACCCGCCCGAGCGGATCAGCGCAGATCCCGCCTGGTTCGAGTGCCGGTTCTGCGACCACCACGGGCTATGCCACGGTGACGCCGCGGCTGTCACCTGCCGGTCCTGCCTGCATTCGACGCCCATCGAAGGCGGTTGGCACTGCGCGCGCCATGACCGGTTGCTCGACCCTGCCGACCAGCGTCGCGCCTGCGGCCGGCACCTGTTCATCCCCGATCTCGTCCCCGGCGAGGTGAGCGACGCAGGCGAGGATTTCGTCTCCTACCGCATGCGCGACGGCTCGGCCTGGACCAACGACGCCCGCGAAGAGGAGGCCGCCACATGCTGACCTTGCGCCCCTACCAGCAGGCCGCGATCGCCTCGATCTACGGCTATTTCGAGAGGGAGAGCGGCAACCCGCTCGTCGTGATCCCCACGGCCGGCGGCAAGAGCCTCGTCATGGCCACCTTCATCGACGGCGTGCTCAAGGCCTGGCCCGAGCAGCGCGTGCTCGTCGTCACCCATGTCCGCGAGCTGATCGCGCAGAACCATGCCGAGATGCTGGGGCTCTGGCCCGAGGCGCCGGCGGGCATCTACTCGGCCGGGCTCGGCCGCCGCGATGCGCGGGCCCGGATCCTCTTCGCCGGCATCCAGTCGATCCACGACAAGGCGACGCGCATCGGCCATGCCGATCTGGTGCTGATCGACGAGGCCCATCTGATCCCCGGCCGGTCGAACACCATGTATCGCCGCTTCCTGACGGACCTGCAGGCGATCAACCCCGCGCTGAAGGTGATCGGGCTGACGGCGACGCCCTTCCGTCTCGACAGCGGCATGCTGCACGAGGGTGAGAACGCGCTCTTCACCGACATCGCCTACGAGGTGTCGGTCCGCGACCTGATCGATCAGGGCTATCTCTCCCCGCTCATCTCGAAGCAGACCAAGACCCGCCTCGACGTGACCGGCGTGGGATCGCGCGGCGGCGAGTTCGTCGCGCGCGACCTCGAGGATGCGGTCGACCAGGAGGCCATCACGCGGGCGGCCGTGGCCGAGGTGATCGCCCATGGCGAGACGCGCCGGTCCTGGCTCGCGTTCTGCTCGGGCGTCCGCCACGCGACCCATGTCGCCGAGGAGTTCCGCCGCCGCGGGGTGAGCTGCGCCACTATCTTCGGCAAGACGCCGAAGGACGAGCGTGACGCGACCGTCGCCGCCTTCAAGCGCGGCGAGATCAGGGCGCTGGCCTCGATGGGCGTGCTGACGACGGGCTTCAACGCGCCGGCCGTGGATCTGATCGCCATGCTGCGGCCCACCAAGTCGGCCGGGCTTTACGTTCAGATGGCCGGACGAGGCACGCGGCTTGCCGAGGGCAAGGAGAACTGCCTGGTTCTCGATTTCGCGGGGAATGTCCGCCGACATGGCCCCATCGATCTCGTGCGGCCCAAATGCCCGAGCGGTTCGGGCGACGGGCCGCCGCCCACCAGGATCTGCCCCGAATGCGGGACCATCGTTGCCATCGCGGCGCTCGAATGCCCCGGCTGCGGCGTCGAGTTCCCCGGTCGCGAGGTGAAGCTCGAGCCCACCGCCTCGACGCTGGAGGTGCTGTCCACCGGCAAGCCGCAGTGGGTCGGCGTCTCCGACGTCACCTACAGCCGCCACGAGAAACGGGGCGGGCGGGTCTCGCTGAAGGTCACCTATCGCTGCGGGCTCGCCTTCCACACGGAATGGGTCTGCTTCGAGCACGACGGCTTTCCGCGCCGGAAGGCCGAAAGCTGGTGGCGCGAACGGGCGCCCGAGATGGACGTGCCCGAGTCCGTCGACGGGGCGCTCCTGCTGGCAGACCGGTTGCGTCGCCCCAACGAGATCGCCGTCCGCGTCGCGGGCCGCTTCACGGAAATTACCGCTTACAGGTTCGCCCCATGCCTTACCGCCGTGCAGGGCTCTGCGCTGTCTGCCATCGAGAACCCCGCGGGTGGGGCTGGTTCGACGCGCGCTTCCGCGTCTCCGACCCTCGGCGCGACACGAGCCTCAGAGACCTCTGCTGCCGGGTTTGCCAGGACATCTGCCACAGGAGGTCGGGCATGATCGATCCGACCCCCAATGAGACGGCGGCCATGGTCGAGGGCGGCAAGGCCGGCGGCGCCTATCTCGACAGCCTCGGCAGGACCGATCTCGCCCTGCTGAGCGAGGAGGAGTGGGATACCTTCGTCGAGGTGATCGTTACCGGCTACTGCGACCATCTGCGTGAACTGGCGTCGAAAGACCGCGCGCGGCTCGATCGCCTGATCCCGGAGGTGCCCTTCTGATGGTGGACACCTCGTGGATGGCGCGCGTCGGCGCGCGTCTTGTGACGAACGGCTACGCGATCCTGCCGATCGCGCCCGGCACCAAGAAACCCGGCCAGTTCGCCCGCGCGGCCTGGCACGACTACCCGCAGTGGAACCGCCATGCGAGCCGGGCCACGACCGAGTTCGAGGTCGCGACCTGGTCGAGCTGGCCCGATTGCGGCGTCGGGATCGTCGGCGGCGCGGTGGTCGCGATCGACATCGACATCGCCGAGGATGGCGATCTGGCGCTGCGCATGGAGCAGCTGGCCCGCGAACGGCTGGGCGATACGCCGGCGCTGAGAATCGGCAAGCCGCCGAAGCGGCTGCTGGTCTATCGCACGCGAGAGCCCTTCGCCGGGATCCGGCGCGCGCCGCTGGAGGTGCTCTGCCTCGGCCAGCAGTTCGTGGCCTATGCCGAGCATCCCGATACCGGCCAGCCCTATGCCTGGCCGGACGAGGGGCTCGCGGATATCGATATCGAGAGCCTGCCCGAAATCGACGCCGACCGGGCTGCGGCTTTTCTCGACGAGGCGCTGGCGCTGATCCCGCCCGAGATGCGCCCGAAGAGCCTCGGTGCGAAGGGCGCAAACGGGGCCGGGCACCCGTGTCTGCCGGCGCATGCACAGGCTGGCACGCTGGCCGCGATCCGGAGCGCGCTCGCCTGGCTGCCGAACGCCGAGCTCGACTACGACAGCTGGATGCGCATCGGCATGGCGCTGAAGGGCGCGCTGGGCGAGGAGGGCGCGACGCTCTTCGCCGACTGGTCGGCGCAGGCGGCCAAGAACGACCCGGCCGAGACGGCGAAGGCATGGGCGAGCTTCAAGCCCGCGCGCATCGGCGCCGGCACGATCTATCACCTCGCCATGGAAAAGGGTTGGCGACCCGACCCCGATCTGCTGCTCGACGGCAGTCAGAAGATCAGCGCGGGCGACGAGCATCCCGCGGCGGGCCTCCTTGCACGGCTCGCCCAGCCCGAAGCCCCGATGCCGATCCTCCCGCCTGCGCCGTCCTTCACGCTTGCGATCCCGGGCGGGCTCGTGGGCGATCTCGCGCGCTACATGATCGACACCGCGCGCAGACCGCAGCCGCTTCTCGCGGTGGGCGCCAGCCTCTGCGCCCTCGGCGCGCTGATGGGGCGGCGCTACCGCACGACGACCGACCTGCGCACGAACCTCTACATTGTCGGCATTGCGGACAGCGGGTCGGGCAAGAACCATGCCCGCGAGGTCGTCAACGAGCTGTTCTTCGAGGCCGGACTCGCGCACCACCTCGGCGGAAACAAGATCGCCTCAGGCGCGGGGCTCCTGACCGCGCTCCACCGTCAGCCGGCGATCCTGTTCCAGATCGACGAGTTCGGAATGTTCCTCGCGGCGGCGGCTGACCGCAAGCGCAGCCCGCGCCACATCACCGAGATCCTCGACAACATGACCGAGCTTTACACCGCTGCCAGCGGGGTCTTCCTCGGCGCGGAATACGCCAACCGCGACGGCTCAAACGAGCGGCGCGACATCGTCCAGCCCTGCCTCTGCGTCTACGGCACGACGACGCCGCTGCATTTCTGGGGGGCGCTGCAGGGCGCCAATGTCGTGGACGGCTCGCTCGCCCGGTTCATCATCCTGCCGAGTGAGGAGGATTACCCGGACGAGAACCGTCGTGCCGGGCTGCGCACGTCGCCGCGATCGCTGATCGAGGGTCTGCAGCGCCTTGCCGAGGGCGGCGGGGCGAGCGGCAACCTGGCCGGCAAGACCTCCGGACCCGAGACGGCCGTTGATCCGATGACGGTGCCGATGGACGACGACGCGCAGGCGCGCTTCGACGCGCTCGGCGAAGAGGTCACCGCCGAGCTCAGGGCCGCGGCAGGAACCTTTCACACGCCGATCCTCGCCCGGATTGCAGAGAACGCGGCCAAGGTCGCGCTCGTCCTGGCTGTGGGGCGGGATGCCGTTCATCCCGTCATCCGACTCGAGGATGCCGTCTGGGCCATCGACTTCGTCCGCCATTTCGCCCGGCGCACCATCGACGCCGTCGATCGACATGTTGCCGACACCGAGACCGAGGCGCATCTGAAACGACTGCGCGAGATCATCCGCAAGGCGGGGTCTGCCGGAATCACGAAGTCCGAGCTGACCCGCGCCACGCAATGGCTCCGCGCGCGCGACCGCGACGACATCCTGCTCACGTTGGTCGAGTGCGGCGACATCGTCACGGTCGAGCAGGAGACCGGGGGTCGGAAGGCCATGCGCTTCCGGGCGATGCGGTGAGGGCCGGGACCATGCTTCCTTCAACGGCCCCCATCCTTCATTTGAAGGAAGGTCCCGCCCAAGCCCCCGTCCCGCAACGGAAATCCGGCGCGCGGGGCTTCTTTCAATATTTCACGCAGAGACCCTCGCGCGCTTGGATGGGAAGGGGTGCCAGACACATAACCAATGAAATAACTGAAATATTGAAAGAAGAGATTTATCCTCATTCTGCCAATGGCTTGCGTCCCCACTTCCTTCAAGCGGACGGGGTGAAGCCATTGAAGGAAGCGCCGGGCGTGCCCGGCATCGACAACGTGACCCTGACCAGACCTCGCGATCCCGGCCCGGGCGCGCGTGCTGCCGCTCGACCCGTGCAGCCGTGCCGCCCCGGCCTCTCAATCGAAGAGGAGGTCGTCATGGACCGCTCCCCACACATCGCCCCGGCGCCTCTCACGGCTGCCGGCACTCTCGACCGCTGCATTCTCGCGCTCGATCTCGGCACCAGCACCGGCTGGGCGTTGCGCGCTCCGGACGGGCTGATCACCAGCGGGACCGCGAGCTTCAGGCCCGGCCGCTATGACGGTGGCGGCATGCGCTACCTGCGCTTCACGAACTGGCTCACCGAGATCGACCGCCTGTCGGGGCCGATCGCCGCGATCTGGTTCGAGGAGGTGCGCCGCCACGCCGGAACCGATGCGGCCCATGTCTATGGCGGGCTCATGGCCACGCTGACCGCTTGGGCTGAACTGCGCGGCGTGCCCTATGCCGGCGTCCCCGTCGGCACGATCAAGCGCCACGCCACCGGCAAGGGCAACGCGCTGAAGGACGCGACGATCGCTGCGGCCCGGAACTGCGGGTTCACCCCGGCCGACGACAACGAGGCCGACGCCATCGCGCTGCTGCTCTGGGCGATCGAGACGGACGGAGGTCTGGCATGAGCAGGCAGAATCCTTGGACGGCTGACGACGTCGCCGATCACTTCGAGGAGGCGTTCCGCACGCTGCGCAAGCTGCCGCCGGTCAAGGCCCAGGGCTACTTCGGAACCTGGCCGCAGGTGCTGCGGACGAAGCGCGAGATTGCGGCGATGGAGCCCGAGCCGATGCGCGTCTGGCCATCGGCGGCGGCCATCACCCGGCTGGAGCGGACCTTCGACTGGGTGCTGTGGATCGAGGAGCCCGATCGCAAGCTGGTCTGGTCGCGGGCGGCACGGGTGCCGTGGAAGGTGATCGCGGGCGAGATGGGCTGCGACCGGACCACGGCGTGGCGACGCTGGCAGCTGGCGCTCACGAAGATCGCCGCGCGGCTGAATGCGTGAACGAGTCCAGAGTGTTGCAACATCTTTCCCTTCGACAGCTGCAACAGATCCGTGCTACAAGCAGGGCATGATCGGGAGAAGAGCGCCTAGAGCGCCACCGATCATTCCCACCTCCGTTCCACCCTTTTCGCGAGGCACCATGCCGTTGCGCCCGCCCATCCATCGCCCGGTGGGGCGGCGCGACAAGCGGGAGCGTGACCGCGACACCGGCCACAAGCGCGACCCGGCAATCCGGGCGCTCTACGCCTCAGCGCGCTGGCAGCGTGCCCGGCAGATGTTCCTCGCCCGCCACCCGCTCTGCGCCGAATGCCAGCGCCAGGGCCGCGTGACCACCGCCAACACCGTCGACCACATCATCCCGCATCGGGGCGACACCACCCGGTTCTGGGACCAGACCGGATGGCAGCCGCTCTGCGCCCCCTGCCACAGCCGCAAGACCGCTGCCGAGGATGGCGGCTTCGGCAATCGGCGGACCGGGCGCGAGTCCTCCGACTGACCCGGGGGAGGTCAAATCTCTGGCGAGTTCGACGTCAGGACCGCGCGCCAAGCTTTCTGCATCCATGGCCAAAATGGCGAGGGGGGGGGTGCAGCCCATATCCTGAAGGAAATCGCCCGTGTCCGATCGTCAGCTTGCCGTTGAATACCGCCCCCTCGACAGCCTGGTGCCCTACGCGCGGAATGCCCGCACCCATTACGAGGCGCAGGTGGCCGAGATTGCCGGCTCGATCCGGGAGTTCGGCTTCACCAACCCGGTGCTGATCGCCGAGGACGGCACGCTCATCGCCGGTCATGGGCGGGTGCTCGCGGCGCGACTGCTCGGCATGGATACCGTGCCGACGATCACCCTGACCGGGCTCAGCGACAGCCAGCGCCGGGCACTGGTGCTGGCGGACAACCGCATCGCGCTCAACGCCGGTTGGGACGAAAGCCTGCTGTCGCTGGAGCTCACAGATCTGAAGGACGCGGGTTTTGATCTCGGTATCCTGGGCTTCGAGGATGGGGAACTCGACCGGCTGCTGGCGGGCGCCGAGGATGACGATGAAGGTTCGGCGCCGCCCGTGGTCATCCCCGAGCCGCCGCGCAACCCGGTCTCGCGCACCGGCGATCTATGGATCCTCGGCGATCACCGGCTGCTCTGCGGCGACGCGACGTCTCACGACGATGTCCGCCGGCTGATGAACGGCGAGCGAGCGGTGCTGTTCGCCACTGACCCGCCATATCTCGTCGATTACGACGGCTCGAACCACCCGACCCGGAACAAGGACTGGTCGCAGTCCTATGGCGTGACCTGGGACGACAGTTCGCAGGGCGCGGAGCTTTACGACGGGTTCATATCGGCGGCCGTGGCCGAGGCAATCACCGAGGACGCCGCGTGGTACTGCTGGCACGCCTCGCGCAGGCAGGCGATGCTCGAGGCCTGCTGGGAAAAGGCGGGTGCCTTCGTCCATCAGCAGATCATCTGGGTGAAGGACCGCGGTGTTCTGACCCGGTCCCACTACCTCTGGAAACACGAGCCTTGCTTCATGGGCTGGCGCCGCCCGAACCGCCCGCCGAAGGTGGCGGACGAGACGCTGCCCTCGACCTGGGAGATGCCCAGCTTCGCCAGGGACGACCGGCCCGATCACCCGACGCCGAAACCGCTCGACGCCTTCGGCATCCCAATGCGCCAGCACGTGGCGCGCGGCGGGCTGTGCTACGAGCCGTTCTCGGGCTCGGGATCGCAGATCATGGCGGGCGAGGCCAACGGCCGCCGCGTCTTCGCGATGGAGATCAGCCCGGCCTACGTCGATGTCGCCGTCGAGCGCTGGCAGGCGGAGACCCGCAGGGACGCGATCCTCGATGGCGACGGCCGGACCTTCGCCGAGGTGACGGTCGAGCGCCTCGGCGCGATAGATCAGAACGAGGGGTTCGCCGCATGAGTCAGTCACGCACCATGTCGCTGGTCGAGTCGCTGGCCAACGTGATCGTCGGCTATGGCGTGGCCGTCGTCACGCAGATCCTGATCTTCCCGCAGTTCGGCTGGAATCCGACTCTGGCGCAGAACATGAGGATCGGGGCGGTGTTCACGGCGGTGAGCCTCGCTCGATCGTTCACCGTGCGGCGGTTGTTTGAGCGTATCGGTCGCACGAACTGACCACCTCCTCGGCATGATTGGGTCGGTCCACGAACTTCGCGGAACGACAGTGGGCTTGAAACACAGGCGAGATGCAGCTCAAATGAATGGAGCGAACTGGACCGAAGGATTGAGCTGGTGACACGCGAGGAGCCTGACCTGACCTCCAAGACGGATCAGCAGCTACGGAACCTAATCGAAAACCATCGCAAGGCCGGGAAGCTCGATGCTCCTCTGGCAAAGGCAGCTGTTGCCGAGCAGACGCGCAGGAACAAGGCCTTCGATTTCCAGGCAGGCATCGAGTTTTTGGTGGAGGCAGCCCGGAAGCGTCAGTCCGTCAATTATCGGCAACTTGCAGAGGCAGGCGGCATCTTGAGGCCGGGGGATCCTTGGCGTCAGCACATGACGCAGAAAATTCCCCTGAGCCAAATCGTCGACTATGCCCATACGCATGGCATGCCGGCGATCACTGCCCTGATCGAGACGCAGGGCGGGATAACTGATAGCATTCTGTCGGGTTTTCAGAAGGGGCTCGACGAGACAGGTATTCGTCTTCCCGTCGGCATGACGATCCGGGATTTTTACCTTTCGGAGCGTGAGCGCGCGTTCAAGTGGGCTTCCTCTGGCTCCGCTTCGTGATCCAGCCTGTCGGGGATGCCGTGCCCCTGAAGCACATCGATAATCGCCTCGGCCACATGATTTCGAACGGCCCGGGATTCCTGTGCCTCAGCTACACCGAAAGAGACTAAGGCGGCCCAGATAAAATCCGCCGCGTCGAATGCCAGGGCATGAGTGACCGGCATGTCGTGAAACTCGCCAATCCCGTTTGAACGCTCTTGCGACAGACGATCAACCGCCAACCCATGCCGCCGGAGCTTGTCAATCAGGTAGGTTGGCATTGTCATGATGTCGTCCATACCGGTGAAACGCTTAGGGGCATCTTCTCGAATATTCCCAAATGCGCAATGTTGACACCCCCCGAGCCTATCGCATGACGTAGACCCGCCCACGCCGTTCGACCTTCTCGGACGTCACCTCGAGGCCGAGCTTCTTCTTCAGGACACCAGAGATGACGCCACGGATTGTGTGCGGCTGCCATCCGGTGGCCGCGACGATCTCGTCGACGGTCGCGCCGCCCTCGGCGCGGAGCATACCGATCAGGGTTTCCTGCTTGGTGGCTGTCCGACGCGGAACCGCGGCGCTCGGCGCATCCGCGGGTTGAGTCTCATCCGGCTCGCTCGTGATGCCCAGCGTGGTGTAGGCCAGCGGCGTGGCGCGCAGGGTGATCGGACCATGGTTCTCGTCGTGCCGCCAGACGGTATCGAGGTTGGTGGCTTCGACCTCCTGGATCAGCCCATGCTTCAGGAGGCTCTTGCAGACATTGCCGACCGCACCGCCCTTCAGACTGGCGGTGACGGGGAAGATGGCTCCGTCCTCGCGTGCACAGGCGGTGGACAGAATGACGGCTTGGGCGTCGGACAGCTGGATCTGGGGCATGGGGTTGTCTCCGGTTCTGGCCCCGCGACCTGCGGCGCCTTCTACGACCCCGAGCCGCGCGTCTGCGCGGCAGGAGTTCGGGTGGTTCCGGAGATCAGCGGGCGTGCTCGCCCTCGCCGAAAGCGCTGTCGGTGATGCGCTTCAGCAGGCTGGCGTAGTGCTCGAGCGTGCCGACGTGGCCCCAGGTCACCTCGTCGGGGTGGGCGTTGAAGTGCTCGTCGCTGAGGGCGGTGAGCCGGACCAGCATCGCGTCGATCTCGGCTTTCTTGCCGATGAAGGCGCTCAGGGCCTCGGAATTGTCGGTGGTGCGGCGGGTCATCTCGGGCCTCCCTGGCTCTGATGCAGCGTCCTTGTGTCATCAGAGTCGCTCCGCCGCGCTGCGAAGTGTAGGCAAATCGCAGCAAGATCATTGCTTTGTGGGGAGGGCACATCAGGAAGGACGTCGATCATGGCTGGCCGCAAACCGCTCCCGACGCAGTTGAAGCTGGTGAAAGGCACGGCGCGGCCGCACCGGCTGAACGCGGCCGAGCCGACGCCGGTGGTGGCGGTGCCCGAGCCGCCCGAACACCTCGACGCTGAAGCTGCGGCGAAGTTCACCGACATGGCAACCCTTCTGGCCCGACACGGGGTGATGACCGAGCTCGATGCGGGGGCGCTCGCCCGCTACGCGGTGATCTGGCGGCGCTGGCTCGAGGCGGAGGCCGAGGTGAAGCGCCGCGGCCCGGTGGTCAAGACGGTGGGCGGCAACATCATCCAGAACCCGTTTCTGTCGGTGGCAAACAAATGCCTGGCGCAGTTGGGCCAGATCGAGAGCGAGTTCGGGCTGACGCCCTCGAGCCGGACCCGCATCCGCATGGCGGCGCCGGCCGAGACCCGCGATCCGTTCGAGGATTTTCTGAACCGTGGCAGCACAGCGTAAATCCGGCCCCGGGCGGAAGACACCGAGCTGTCCGGTGACCGCCTGGGCTCGCAAGGTGGTGGAGGGCAAGGTCGTGGCCGGCCATCTCACCCGGCTGGCCTGCCAGCGCCATCTGGACGATCTGAAGGCCGGCAAGGACCGCGGCCTCGTCTGGGACCGGGACGCTGCGCTGCACGCGATCGAGTTCTTCAGCCATCTGCGGCACTCGACGGGCGAATGGGCGGGGCAGCCCTTCGATCTGCAGCCCTGGCAGCAGTTCGTGGTGGGCTCGGTCTTCGGCTGGAAGCGGGCCGCCGGCTTGCGGCGGTTCCGAACGGCCTATGTCGAGGTCGCCCGCAAGAACGGCAAATCGGCCCTGCTGGCCGGGATCGCGCTCTATGCGCTGGTGGCGGATGGCGAGGCCGGGGCGCATGTCTATGCCGCCGCGACCACGCGCGATCAGGCGCGCATCGTCTTCGGCGAGGCCGAACGGATGGTGGCGGCGAGCCCGGCGCTCTCGGCACGGGTGACGCGCACGGTCAACAACCTCGCCGTGCTGCCGACCGCCTCGTGGTTCCGGCCGCTCTCGGCCGACGCCAGCAAGATGGACGGGCTGAACGTGCACTTCGCCGCCGTCGATGAGGTGCATGAGCACCCCGGACCCGAGATCATTCAGAAGCTCAACACGGCGACGGGCGCGCGGCGCCAGCCGCTCATCGTCGAGATCACCACCGCCGGGCATGACCGCCACTCGGTCTGCCGCCAGCATCACGAGTTCTCGGTGAAGGCGCTGGAGGGCACCCTGCCGTCCGAGACGGCGGATCCGTGGTTCGCCTTCATCGCCACCATCGATGCGGGCGACGACTGGACCGACCCGAAGGTCTGGGGGAAGGCCAATCCGAGCCTCGGCGTGACGGTGAAGCTGGATGATCTCAAGCGCCAGATCGACGAGGCGCGCGAGATGCCGGCGCAGCAGAACGCCATCCGCCGACTGCGGCTCAACGAATGGACCGAACAGGTCACCCGCTGGCTCGACATGGAGGTCTGGGCGGAGGGTGGACTGTCGGCAACGGCCAGCGGCGCGGACATTGCGGGGGAACTCTCCCGTCTGGAGCAACTGCTTGCGGGACGCGAATGCTACGGCGGTCTCGACCTGGCCCGGGTGAACGACCTCTCGGCCTTCCTGCTGCTGTTTCCGCCGACGCGGGATGCGGCGCTCGGGAGCCTGGCCGAGAAGTGGATCGTGCTCAGCCGCTTCTGGGTACCGGAGGAGGACATCGGGCGCCGCGCCCGGCGCGACCGGGTGCCCTATGATGTCTGGCGCGACCAGGGGTTCCTGGTGGCCACCCCCGGCAACGCCACCGACTTCGCCTTCATCGAGGCGGAGATCGTCAGCCTCGCCGGCCGCTTCGATCTGCGTGAGTTGGCCTATGACCGCACCTTCGCGGGCGAGATCGTCCAGCATCTGCAGGACGAGGGCATCCCCCTCGTCCAGTTCGGTCAGGGGTTCCTGAGCATGGCGGCGCCCACGGCAGAGCTTGAGCGGCTCGCGGTCTCGCGGCTCCTCTGGCACGGGGGCCATCCGGTGCTGCGCTGGAACGCCTCCAATGTCGCCGTCCGCCATGACCCGGCCGGCAACATCAAGCCCGACAAGGAACGCTCATCCGAGCGCATCGACGGGATCGTGGCGCTCTGCAACGCGCTTGGCCGGGCCATGCTGCGCGACGAGTCCGCCGGTCGCTCGGTCTACCAGGCCCGCGGGCCGATGCTGCTTTGACAGGTTTTTGACGCATGTCCCTCTGGTCCCGTCTCTTCGGCGCGCGTGACAGCGCGGCGCCCGCTGGTGCCGTGCATCTGCCGCAGCCGGACTTGCACCCGCAGGCGTCCCTGGGATCGATGGGCGGCACGGTGGTGCACACCTCGGCCGAGCTGGAGCAGGTCCTCCGCGGCGGTTCGGCCACGGCGGCCGGGGTGAGCGTCTCGCCCGAGACCGCTCTCACAGTGGCCGCCGTCCACGCCTGCGTGCGCATCATCGCGGGTGCAGTTGCGACGCTGCCGCTGCAGTTGCGCCGTCGCATCGACGACCGCACACGGGAGGACGCCTCGAACGATCCGCTCTGGCACCTGCTGCGGCGCCGGCCCAACCGCTGGCAGACACCCTCGCAGTTCCGCCGCATGATGCAGACGCATCTGCTGCTGCGTGGCAATGCCTATGCGATGATCGTCCGTTCGCGCGGACAGGTCCGGGAGCTGATCCCGTTGCAGCCCGATCGGGTGGCCTGTCGTCAGAGGGACGATCTGGCGCTCGAGTATATCTACACCCGCCGCGACGGGCTGCGCGTGGAACTCGGGCAGGCCGAGATGTTCCATCTCGTCGGCATGTCGCTCGATGGCGTCACCGGCGTGTCGGTCATCACCCATGCCCGGGAGACGATCGGGCTGTCGCTGGCGATGGAGGAGCACGGCGCCTCGACCTTCCGCAATGGTGCCCGGGTCTCGGGCGTGCTGCGCCACCCCGGACGGCTCGGGCCAGAGGCGGTGGCCAACCTCAAGGCGGGCCTCGACGAGTTCCGTTCGGGCGGCGAGCAGGAAGGCCGGCACCTGATCCTCGAGGAAGGCATGGACTACGCCCGCATGGCGATGACCGCCGAGGACGCGCAATGGATCGAGAGCCGCCGCTTCACCCGCGCCGACATAGCCATGTTCTTCGGGGTGCCGCCGCACATGATCGGCGACACCGAGAAGTCGACCAGCTGGGGCACCGGCATCGAGCAGCAGTCGATCGGCTTTGTCGCCTACACGCTCGAGGATCACCTCACGACCTGGGAGGAGACCATTGCCCGCGACCTGATCGATCCCACCCGCACCGATCTCTATGCCCGCTTCAACCGGGCGGCCCTCGTCAAGGGCGACATCAAGGCCCGCTGGGAGGCCTACGTGAAGGGACTGCAATGGGGCGTCTGGAGCCCCAACGAAATCCGAACGCTGGAGGACGAGAACCCGCGTGCGGGCGGCGACGTCTATTACCCGCCGCCCAACATGACGGCACCACCGGAGACGGACCAGGAGGGCGACGGACCGCCGCCGGAGACAGAGGAGCGAGAGCCATGACGCTGCGCAGCGCACCCCCGATCGACCTGTCGCGTCCGCCAAAGGTGCAGGCCTGGGACCCCGATCCGGCGCTGCTGGAGAAGTGGACCCCCGGACTTCGCGCCGGTCCCGGCCGGGAGTCGGTGACCGGCAGCCGCACGATCAGCATCCTCGACGTCATCGGCGCCGATGGCCCGACCGGCGAGGGCGTCACCGCCCGGCGCGTCGCTGCAGCGCTGCGCGCGATCACCGCCGACAATATCACCGTCGACATCAACAGTCCCGGCGGCGACTTCTTCGAGGGCGTGGCAATCTACAACCTGCTGCGCGCCGATCCGCGCCGGGTCACCGTCCGCATCCTCGGGCTTGCCGCCTCGGCGGCCTCGGTGATCGCCATGGCCGGCGACGAGGTTCGGATCGCGCGCTCGGGCTTCCTGATGGTCCACAATGCCTGGGCGGTGTCGGTCGGCAACCGCCACGATCTCGCCGAGGCGGCGCGGCTCATGGCGCCGTTCGATACAGCCATGGCGGAGGTCTACGCCGCCAAGGCGGACGTCGATCCCGAGATCGCAGCAGAGTGGATGGACAGCGAACGCTGGTTCACGGGCGCGGAAGCCGTCGAGGCCGGGCTCGCTGACGGGTTCCTGGCCGCCGATGTGACCCGTGATGGGGGCATGCAGCCCGAAGCCCCGAGCGCCCTGCGCCGGATCGACACGCTGCTCGCCCGCCAGAACATTCCCCGGTCGGAACGCCGCGCGCTCCTGGCCGAACTCCGCGGCACGCCGGGCGCTGCCGCACACGTCATGCCGCGCGCTGACGACGACTGGGCCGCCCTCGCGCGGTCCCTCATCCAGACGCTCACCTGAGAGGCAATCCCATGAACATGATGTCCCACCCTGCGCTGACGCGCGGGATCGTCGCCCTGCGCGCCGACGCCAGCGGCGATCCGAAGCAGATCTTCGCCGAGCTGCAGAAGAGCTTCGAGGCCTTCAAGGCCGAGCACACTGATCAGCTGACAGCCCTCCGCAAAGGCCAGGAGGATGTGGTCCGGGCCGAGAAGGTCGACCGCATCAATGCGGCCGTCGGCGAACTGCAAGCCGCCATGGACGCGCAGGCCGCGCAGATTGCAGCCCTGCGGATCGGTGGCAGCGGGATGGCGGCCGGCCCGGTCGATGCCGCCTACACCGACGCCTTCCGTGCCCACTTCCGCAAGGGCGAGGTCTCGGCGGCGCTGAACAAGGGCGCTGACGCCGAAGGCGGCTATCTGGCGCCGGTCGAATGGGACCGCACCATCACCGACAAGCTGGTCGAGGTTTCGCCCATGCGCCAGATCGCCTCCGTCCAGACGATCTCCGGTGCAGGCTTCCGCAAGCTCTTCTCGGCGCAAGGCTTCGGCTCGGGCTGGGTCGGCGAGACCGCTCCACGGCCGCAGACCAGCACGCCGACCTTCGGGCATCTCGACTACACCCCGGGCGAGATCTACGCCAACCCGGGCGCCACCCAGCAGATGCTCGATGATGCCGCGATCAACCTCGAGCAGTGGATCGCCAGCGAGATCGAGGCCGAGTTCGCCTACCAGGAGGGCATCGCCTTCGTCGCGGGCGACGGCGTCAACAAGCCCTCGGGGGTCCTGACCTATGCCGAGGGTGGATCCAAGGCGACTGCCCACCCATGGGGTGCGATCCCGACCATCACCGCCGCGAGTGCTACGGCGATCACCGCCGACGAGCTGATCGACCTAGTCTACTCGCTTCCCGGTCAGGCGGCGCAGAACGCGCGTCTGGTCGCCAACCGCAACACGCTCGCAAGCATCCGCAAGCTCAAGGACGGTCAGGGCAACTACCTCTGGCAGCCCTCCTTCACCGAAGGCCAGCCGCAGAACGTGCTGGCCTATCCCGTGACCGAGATGGCGGCCATGCCGGACGTCGCACCCGGAGCCATGCCACTGGCCTTCGGCGACTTCCGCCGCGGCTACCTGATCGTCGACCGCACCGGGGTGCGGGTGCTGCGCGATCCCTTCACCAACAAGCCCTACGTCCACTTCTACACCACCAAGCGCGTGGGCGGCGGACTGCTCAATCCCGAGATGCTGCGGGTCCTGAAGATGGCCGCAGCCTGAACCAGCGGCCCGGCGGTGCACGCCGGGCGCCCACCCTTGTCCGAATGGAGGCCATCATGGCTGTGAAGAAGACTGATGCCGCATTGAAAGCCGATGCGGCTGCGATCGAGAACGGCACCCACGGTGTCGCTGATCCTGCGCCGGCGGCAGCGCTGGAGGACGCCTCGGGCGCGATCATCGAACCCGCAATCACCGACGCCGTCGACGTGAGCCACGAGAGCGTCGACGCCAATCCGCGCGAGGGCACCACCGCTGCGCAGAACGCCATTGACTGGAACGACCCCAACCGGGTGCGCCCTGATGAGGCCGACTTCACCGGACAGGGTATCGACCGCGCCGTCTATGGGAAGGCCCAAGACTGATGCGGCTGGTCCTCGTCACCCCACCGGCCGCACCGCCGATCATGCTGGCCGAGGTCAAGGCGCAGGCCCGCGTCTCGCATGATGACGAGGATCTGCTGCTCCAGCACTACATCGACGCAGCCACCGCCTGGCTCGACGGCCCGGCCGGGATCCTCGGCCGCTGCCTCGTCACCCAGACCTGGCGTGCGGAGCTGGGCACGCTGACTGGTCCGGTCCGGCTGCCGTTTCCAGACAGCACCATCGACAGTGCGGTGTTCATCGATCCTGCAGGGGGCGAGATGGAGCATGAACTCGCCCGGCAGGATCAGCGCCTGTTGCTGCGGCCGAGCTTCGGCCTCGGCCGCCCCGCGGCGATCACCTTCACCGCAGGCTATGGCGCGCCGTCAGACGTCCCCGCCGCCATCCGACAGGCCATGCTGCTGCTCGTTACCCAGTGGTACGAGCATCGGCAGGTGACGGGCACAGGCACCGCCTTGCCCTTCGCCGTCGAGGCGCTGCTGGCGCCGTATCGCAGGATCCGGCTGTGAACATGGACGCGGGGCAGCTCGATCGGCATGTCACCTTCCAGCAGGCGGTAATAATCCGCGATCCCGACGGCATGCTGATCCAGGGATGGGAGGACCGCTTCACCCTCTGGGCACATGTCCGCTATCTGCGCGGCTCTGAAGCCGTCATGCAGGCGAGACTCGTATCGAAGGCACCGGTCATCATCACCGTGCGGCGGTCCGCGCAGAGCGAGGGGATCACCTCGGAATGGCGCGCCGTCATCGGCGGCGTGGCGTTCGATCTCAAGGAAGACCCAAGGCCGAGCGAGGATGGCGGGTTTTTCGAAATGCTGGCGGAGGCGTGATCAGACTACGCTAGTCGGCGAGCCGGAACGTCGTCCCGTCGGACGGACCGGCGACTTCGCAAGCTTGCTTGGCCGATCCGGCGTGGCAAAGGACGGCTCGATCGCTCCTGAGTTCAGATACTTCCTGATCGTATTGCGCGACAGTCCGGTGCGCCGCGCGATCTCGCGGACCGACAGCTTCTGCCGCAAATGCATGCGTCGAATGATGTTCAAAAGCCCCATGTGGATCACTCCCGTTACCCCCGCCGCTCATCGCTTTGGGGAAAGGTTCACATGGCTCAATTCTCAGTGGAAATTACGTGCCTATCCGGCTCAGTTCTGGGTGGAAATCAACATTCATGTGAGTTCAAAAGGTCCCTCATCCCACTGGGAACCAGTGAACGCGTTGATCTGGATGCCTAGTCGCCCCGGATCCTCTACCAGCAGGTACCTCCATTCACCGTGCTCACCGAGGCGATTGACGGCTTCGACCCACCGCTCAGCCGCCTTCGCCTTGGCATCGGCATCGTCAGTGACCTGACCCTTGATCTCGACAATGACGTTCTCGTCCCGATCCGTGACAACGAGGAAATCGGGGATGTAGCGCGACAGCAGGCCACGATGCCGGTAGGGGATCGTGAACCCCAGCCGGTCGTTCTTGACCCATCTCTTCACGCCCGGATGGCTGTCGAGAAGGAAGGCGGCACTTTGCTCCCACTTCTTCGTGTCAGCCACCATCGCGTTCAGATGACACCTCGTGACCGGGTAGATCGGTTTCGTCGTGTGAAAGTCGACGTAGAGCGTGCTTCCCCTACCGGCTGCACCTTGGGGAATGATGGCAACCTCGCCGCCGCCTGTTGCTGATCCCTTCTTGATGGCTTCGAGCAGGGAGCCGATGGCAGCCTGCATGTATTCGCCGACCAGCAGCACGTCGCACGGCCGGCTATCACCCTTTCGATCAAGCTTTTCTGCAAGGAAGCGCTTCGCCGCGAATGCGACCTTCGGGAAGAGCTGCTGGACTGGAACTGCTTCGGCGCCGTTGTCCGAGAGCCAGCGGTCGCAGATCTCACGTGCCAACCTGAATGCAACCTGCTGATCGCGAAACCGGGCGCGCCAGTCCTTCAACGAGAGGATAGGGCGTTCACCCGGCCCGAATGCCGCCAATGTTCCGTCAGGTGTTGTCAGAGGGGTCAGCTCAACCACCTGTGGGATCTTCATCGGGTCGATCGTCACCTTGGCGACCTTGCTCCAGTCGATATGCACATCGAACTGGCCCGACTGGTGGTAGCCGGTCACGATGGGAAAGGTGATCTCGAACTCGGCCTTCTCCGGGACGGAGTATATGTGGTTCGGATCTGGCTGCGGCGGTTGCGGACCGACCGGCTTCACCTTGAACGGAATGAGCTCAAAGGGGACACCGAAGACCTTGGCCGTCTCCTCGGCGAACATCTGTGTTTCCTCGTCGAGCGCATAGCTCTTGCGCCGCAATGCCCGCCCGACGACCTGCTCGCACAGGAGCTGTGAGCCAAACGGACGGAGCCCGACGATGTGCGTGACCGTGTTGGCGTCCCAGCCCTCCGCCAGCATCGCGACCGAGACGATGCAACGGACATCTCGCCCCGGCGGGATGCGCTCATCGATCCACTTCAGCGACCCGTCGTTGTCATCGCTGGCCACCTTGTCGTTGTGCTTGCGCACCAGCTCGGACCAGTCCTCGGGGATCTTGCCGCCCGGCCATTCCGGTTTGCCGACCGTGTCGAGGATGAATCGAAGCCGCTTGGTCTCGTCCTTTGACCCGCCTTCCTCGATGTCCTCCATGACCTTCGAGTCGATCCTGACAGTGACCTCCTGCCCGGGCGCATTGCGGAACCAGGCCGGAGAAACCCCGTAGCTGTCGTTCCCATTCGCCAGCCAGTCGTGGACTTCCTTGGCAACGGCGGTGTCTCGGCACACGACGATGAACACCGGCGGCACCGGATGCTTGTGCTGCTGCTTGGAATGATGCTCCCACTCGAGGAAGCGTTCGTGCCACTCCTGCGCCAGCAGGTTGATGGGCGCGGACGCATAGTTCATCACGATCTCGGGCGTGATGTTTGTGCCGAGACCATCCTCCTTGGCCTTCGCCTGAACCCAGCGCCAGATGTTGAAGTAGGCGGCCTCCTCGGCGCCCGACACGTCGCGGGCCGGAAGCTGCGGAATCTTCACAAGCCCGGACTCGATCGCATCAAGCAGACCGAAATCCGATACGACCCACGGGAACGGTTTGCCGACCTCGTTTCCCGAGCCCTGGATGTAGAAGGGTGTCGCCGACAGGTCGACGCAGAGGTTGATCCCACGCCGCCGGCTGCCGCCCGCGAGCTTGTTGATCCGGTCCAGACCTTCGATCCAGATCGTAGCCTCTCGGGCGTTCTTCTTGGCGAGGTCCTTGTCCTCGTCGAGGCTTTCCTCGCTCGCGGCGTCGCCCCGGCGATAGGCATGGTGCGCCTCGTCGTTGAAGATCAGCCAGTGGGGGCTCCGACCCTTGCCGCTGCCAAGCTCCCGCCGGATGCGCTTGAACCACGCCTGGTCGGACTCGAAGTACTTCGTCTCGACGCTCTCGTTGGCCTTGCCCGCGTTCTTCACCACCTCGACCGGCTCACCGGTCTTCACCACCTTGGCGCTGTCGCCGTTGACCGAATTGGTCTCTTTCTTCGCCAGCCGGTGCCAGTTCGCGATCATGACCTCGCCACGCCGCAGCTCTTCCATCCGGTGCGGCGGGACCAGCTGCCTTGTCCGGTAAAGGCTGAGGTCGCCGAGCGCCGGATCCAGTTCCTGCAGCCGCTCGCGGATCGTCACGTTGGGGCAGACGATCAGGATGGTGTCCGAGAACCGGTCATCCCGTGGGGAGGCGACACGGTTCAGGATCGACCAGGCGGCCAGCATGCCCATGACGGTTGTCTTGCCGCTGCCGGTCGCCATCTTGCACGCATATCGAAGGAAGGCGCGCACTCCGGTTGCCTTGGCCTCCAGTCCCGGCTCGTCCTTGGGGATCTCGGGAAGCCCCTTGCGATAGACGTCCTTCGCCTCCACGAGGAAGATGATTGTCTCGGCCGCTTCGATCTGGGCGAAGAACAGGCGCTGCATGCGCTGGTCGCTGCGCCACAGGTCCAGAAGCTCACGCGTCACCGGGGACGCGCCATCATAGGCGACGCCGCCGCTGTGCACACCCGCCCGCCAGTCCTTCACCCGGCTGCGGATGGCATTGACGATCTCGAGCTCGACTTCCTCGCCCGCCTGGCTTTCGAAAAGCTCGGCCTGGTCGCGGTTCGCGCGCCCCCGCCCGGCATGTTCCGGCACGCGGTAGAAGTAGCTCGCGCGGCGTCGACCATCCGCCTTGTAGGGCGGCTTGGCCTTCTCGATCTTCCAGTGACACTCCGGTTCCTCGAAGGGCGAATTGATGATCGGGGACTCGACCTCGGCGACGGTGAGCGGGGCGTCCTGCGGTGCGGCCTCGGGCATCAGACGGCATCCTCTTCGCTGCGGGTCGCCATCAGCTCGTTGCCTCGCTCGTCGATCACCTTGACCGCGATCCGCTTCTTGTCACCGAGCGCGAACGGCTCGCTGACCGTGCCGGCGAGGTGCGACCAGACGCTGTCCTCGAACTGGCCCTTCAGCGATTTCTGCAGATTGTCCCACGCGCTGGTCTTGGGGAAGAACACCTGGCTCGCGTAGAACGCCATGCCGTTGTGATTGGTGTCGAGCATCCAGCAGGGCAGGTTCTCGGCGTCGATGTGGTCCGTGTCCATCAGGTGCGGCAGGAAGATGTCGAGCCCGCGCAGCACCACGCGATAGAGCGGCGTGCCGTCGTCTCGCTTGCCGGCCTTCTCCAGCCGCACATCCGGCAGGCCGGTGATGGAGAAGATCTCGCTGCCCTTTGTCGTCTTGAGCAGGTCCGACATCACAACATCCGGCGTCATCGAGATGTAGGCGGTCGGGATCTTCATCTTCTCGAGGATCTCGCGCGCCTTGGCCTGGATCGCGAAGCCGAACAGGAACAGCTGGCCAAAGCCCTGCTGCATGGCCTCCATCGCCGCATTGAACACGTAGTCCGAGCCAATGGCGCCGTCCTCGGGGCCGAAGGCGATCGCGATGGTCTTCTCGCTGCCGTTCTTTGCTACGGCCTCTGCATGCAGATGCTCGCGGTCAGCGAGCGGGCGGACGTTGTCGAGTTGCAGGGTCACGTTGCCGGGCAGGCTGAGCGACTTGCTCTGCCGCAGCACCTCGATCATCCGGTCGAGATAGGCACGCGGGCTAGAGGACTGCGGCTGCATTGATGCGCCCTCGGCATCCTCCTCCATGCTCATCGACGCCTGGATCGTCGCTTCGACGGTGAAGGGACCGCAGACGCGAGTTATGCCGCGACTAATCTCGGGTCTATCCGAAATGATGCGAGAGCCTGCATCTTCCTTCTTCGCGATGGATTGGAGCGTGATCTTCGGAACCAGACCACCCACTTCGACGCCTTGCTTGTTGCGCTTTCGCTGATAGACGAAGCCGCCCGCAGGTCCCTTCTTGGGCTCCTTCAACTGATACCAAGGGAAGTTGCTCGTCAGCAGCCGCTGTCGAGCCAGTGCGATCGGCACGCGGGATGTGTCGCAAGTTATCCAGCGTCTTCCCCACTGCTCGGCTACAGCGGCGGTAGTGCCGGATCCGCACGTGATGTCGAGGACAAGGTCGCCAGGCTCGGTCACCATCAACATACAGCGCTCGATGACCTTTTTTGACGTTCGGACGACATAGATTTTGGGGTCGCCGAACCCAGAAATCACTGTATCCGTCCAGAAGTTATTGATGATCGAATAAGGAAAGTCGTCCAGATATCTCACGTAGCGTAGGGTATCGCCCACGACGAATAGTCGGCCTTCTTTCCGAAGGTTCTCCATACCTTCCGAATTTGTTTTCCAGCCGCCTTTCGATGGAAAGAAGGTTTTCCCCTCGAATTCGACAGGAAACTGCGTTGTTGGGCCGCCAGATTGCGAGGTAATGTTATCGTGTGCAAAGAAGCGGCTGCCCTCAGGGGGATCAACCAGTTCTTCTTCGGTCGCCTTCCGTTTTACACCGTCAATGTCGATGAAATCGTACTGCGTAGCACCTGGCCCGCCGCGGACCTTCTCACGGTACGCTTCAGCGTACTGCATCACCTTTCGGTCCTTCGCGTACCACAGCAGATAATCGTTCACGACGGGTGGTAGCTCGGTTCCCCCGCTGGGGCTGCCCGCTCCGGTTGTCTTCTGGAAGGCGATCATCGGACATGCGTTCTCGCTCCCGAATACCTCCTCCAAAATCTCGCGCACGTGGTGCACGTTCTCTTCCGAGATCTGAACGAAGATCGAACCTGACGGTGCCAGCATCTCCTTGGCGAGAACAATGCGGTCGCGCAGGTAGGTCAGATAGGAGTGAAGGCCAAGTTCCCATGTGTCCCGGTAGGCTTTCACCATTTCCGGCTCACGGATCATTTCGTCGTCGGAGCCGTGCTTGACACTCGTCTTGCGTACGAAGGGCTGGAAGTTCGACCCGAACTTCACGCCATAGGGTGGGTCGAAATAGATCATCTGCACCTGACCGCCCATCCCCTCGTATTCGAGGAGCGAGTTCATGACCTGCAACGAGTCGCCAAGGATCAGGCGGTTGGTCCAGGGGCCCTTGTGCTCGTAGGCGTCCAGCCGGTCGGCGATGTCGAGGTCCAGATCGCCGAACAGGTCCAGCGTCTGCCCCCGCGCCTTGTGCGACTTCAGCGTCTCGAGGATCGCCTGCGTCGAATGCCGCTCGTGTACGAACAAGGGCAGTGTCGGCACGGTGATCTGCTGCCGCTCGGCCTTGCCCGCCCAGTTCAGGAAGGGCTTGGTCAGGCTGCGCAGCCGCGCCGCGCATTGCGAGAGCGAGGTGAACCGCTCGTGCGTGCCCTGCCAGACCTGCGGCTCGGCAAAGACCGTGGCCTCGCCCTTCTCCGCGGCCTCGGCCACCAGGTTGAGCAGCCATTCCGCAAAGGGCCGCTCGCCATTCTCGTCCCAGGCCAGCTCCGGCGCGAGGCTGGAATCGTAACGGTAGGTCTTCGGCGGCTTGCGATGCGAGAACTGCGCCTCGACCCCCACGTCCGGCCGCAGCACGGCCTCGTCCGCATGCGCATAGGCGGCCGACCCGTTACCGGCCGGCATGGCAGCAGGCTTCGGCTTTGCCGACGTGGAGGCCACTGGCGCTGGCGCATTCCCATCCGCGCGGGAGACCGAGCCACCCTGACCGCGTCCCTTTGCCAATAGCCCTTCGGCGACGAGCGCCTCCTTGGCCGCGTGATACTCGGCGTCGTCCAGATCCGGCAGATGGGTGCGAAGCTCGCCGATCAGCTTCCGATTGCCAATGGTCGAACCGTCGGCCGGAACCAGGTCGAGGATGAGATCGCGGAGGGTCTGGACAGTTTCACTCATTGCATAATTCCTTGTGCCGTCTGGCTAATCTGATCCCGGTTGAGCAGCACGATCTGCTGATCCTGTGGTCGCCGCGCGTCCGGATCGGTGTCGAGCCCGAGCCGCCTGAGCGCGTAGTAGAGGAGCGCGCGCCTCACCTTGATCTTCGCCTTGCCGCCCCGCATGCCGTAGTCGAGCGCGATGACCTTCGCCTGCGTCTCCGAGAGGTCAGGGTGGGGACCGACCTCCAGGGTGACCTCGGAATGCCAGTCGCGATCTTCGTCGGCCGACGTTTCGCTTTCCCTTGATCCGCGGATGCCGAGGATCCGTGAGAGCAGGAAGTCCTTGAAGCACTCGTCGGTCAGACAGAACGCCCGCGTGTGCCAGCGGAACCCGTCGAACGCGATGGCGTGCGGCGCGATCCACCGCCAGCGTGGCTCCGGGCTGGACAGGGACTGATATTTCACCTCGGTCGCCTCGGAGCGGCGGATGGCGCCGACAACAGCCCGCAGCGTCACAGGATCGACACCACGCACTGGCGTGGGGGCGGATGCGTAGGGTGGCAGGTCAGGGATCCAGCAGTCCTCGCGCTCCAGCACGTCGTCGGCAACGAGGCGGAGCTGTGAGAGGTAGTGCGCGGCGTCTGGCGGGCGGAACTTGCAGTCGAAGTCGGACCCGCGGACATAGGTGCGCGCGCTCTTGTCGTAGACCATGTTGTCCGGCGCCAGCGCGATGTATCGGTTCAGGTCGGAGGATGCCTGATTAACGGAGACGCCGAACTGCTGCATCACGTCGATGCGATTGACGTGCCCCTCCCAGAACAGGCGGAACTCGATGAACTCGAGGCGCTGCTCGATTCCCCAGCGTAGTTCGGCCTTGTCCCTGTCCACTCTGCACTCCCGCCCGGCCCTGCGCGCACGCGAACTGTGCGCGCCCAATTTCTGGGCTTTCTTGGAGGGTAGCCGCGGGGAACTGCGCGATCAATCGAAAAGGGACGTGGCGGAGCGCAATTATCCCAAGGATTGCCGGAGGTTCTGCGCCACCGCGTCCGCCGCCATCCGCACAGGCTCGGCCGCGAGATGGGCGTAGCGGGCCGTGGTCTGGACCTGCGTGTGGCCGAGCAGCTTGCCGATCATGGGCAGACCCTGACCCGAGGCGACGGCGGTCGACGCGAAGGTGTGGCGCAGGTCGTGGATGCGGACGTCCTTTACGCCAGCGCGGGCCCGGACGCGCTGCCAGAAGGGCTGCAGATCGCTCAGGCGCTTGCCGGGCAGGGTGCCGGTGATGACCCACGGGTTCCCGTCGATGCGATGGGCGTCGCGGAGCAGATCGACAGCAGGCTGGCCGAGATGGACGACCTTGGCGCCGGACTTGGAATCCGGCAGGCGCAGAACGCGTTCGGCCAGATCGACGTATGCCCATTTCAGCGTCATGATCTCGTTCAGCCGACAGCCAGTCAGTATGAGCAGGCGGGCGGCGAGGATGGCCGAGGGCAGTTCGATCCCCTCCGCCTCCATCTCGCGCAGCACCTCGCCGATGCGGCGCAGTTCAGCCGCGCTGAGGAACCGCTGGCGCTTCTCCTCGGGGTACTTTCGGATGTGTTTTCTCGGGTTGGTGCCGTCCGGACGCAGGCCCCACATCTCGGCGAGGCTGAACATCTTCGAGACCACTTCGAGGCAGCGGTTCGCCTGATAGGGGATGTGGCGGAGGTCGTGGTGGAACTTCGCCACGTCAGCCCGGGTGATGCCCGTGACAGTGAGTTGCCCGAGCGCGGGCAGGATGAAGCGTTCGAGGTTCCGGCGATATTCCTTGGCTGTGCTGGCCTTCACGCGGATCGCGATGTGTTCCCTGTCGAACCGCTCCGCCAGCTCCTTCACCGTGATCGCCTTGCGCCCTGCGTCCCGCTCGGCGGCGGGGTCCGCGCCATTGCGCGCGGCGGCGACAATGGAGATGGCGCGGTTGCGGGCCTGCTCGCAGGTCAGGACCGTGCTGGGCCCGAGGCTGATCCGCCGGGATCGGCGTCCGGCGCGATACTGGACCACGTAGCCCTTGCGCCCGCTCGGCAGCACCCGCAGCCCGAAGCCAGGGATCTCACTGTCCCAGACGAAGTATTCGGTGGAGCGGGCTTCTGCGGCGTCGACGAGGCGTTTGGTGATCCTGGGCAT